ATAAGTTCACCTCTTCAGCAAGTTTGTCTAAAGTTTTTTGTCCACTACTTGACATTCGATCATACTCCCAATACAGATCGTCAACTAACAACTGTATTGGTGTCATGCGTTTACGTGCTTCCAAATATTTTTCTTGTAAGTTTATTTGTTCAACAGACATTATCCAAATCTCCTTTTGTTCTTGCGTTCCTGTCTGTAAGGATTGCCATGCAATCTCTTGGTTTCTTGTTTCAAGTTCTTCTTTGATCTAATCTTCTCAAAGTTCTTGACTTCGTAATGCATTACGCTTCTCTTTTTTTCTGTCATAACTACCTTTCCCTTTCTTAGGCTTAACAGTTTGTATTGGTTTACGTAGCATAAGCATAGCTTTTGCCACAGGATTAACTCTTGTAATTGTAAGTTTCTTTTTCATGCTACCCACTTCTTTCCTGTACCATGTGCAGGTATGAGTATTGACTTGGCGTTTATCGTCATGCCACTACATAGCTTGCACTTGTCACATGTTGTACGTCTACCTGCTTCCTCACTTGCAGGACATAGTATCTCTTTACCTTTCACCATAGATGTAAGGTGTCCTACTCTGAAAGTACGTTCACCTTTCGCCCATGCTTTACGTGCATCATCAAGTGTGTCAGCACTACGCATACATATAGTTGGATCGTAATCAGCACCAACTGTTTCAGCTTGATGACTGTATGCAGTATGTCCATCAGCACCATGTATGAAATTACGATTGATCTCTGTGGGTACACAAGCAGGATCACCATAAGCACCAAGTCTTACAGTTCTACCTGCAACAAACTTGCTCCACTCATGTGTAGGTAGTGTTGGATATTTACCTGACTTATACGCTTTGTATATAGCCAAGATGCCTAGCAACATGACATAACACCCACGTTCATCAGCCGTAGCTTTGTCATCTCTATCATGTGGCTTGCCACGTAAATGACAATTACCACAGATAGAAAAGTCTTCACCACTTTTGTTAGCTGACATTGGGTCTATGTCGGTACGAATGTAAAACACCTGTACCATGTTACCTGTCTTGTTGTTGTTTGACTTGCGTATTCCTATCATAACGATAGGCTTTCCATCAATCAAACTTGCACCCTCATGTAATATAACACCATTGCTCATGGTCAATCTCCTTTAAGTGTCCGACATCGGACAGTTTCAATTACCCTCTGTTATCACAAAGGTATTTCCATTCGGCAGGTGTACACCCTGTCATAATGAACTCACGCATATCTGCATTTAGATCAGGGAACACATCTTGTACGTTCTCATTCCCCATGTAATAACGATCAAGCATACCTTGAGTTACAGGTAACACCATAGAGTTTACTTCACCTGTAAAGTCAGATGATCTTGTAAGTTCTACTACACCAACATCAATATGAGTACATCTCCAATTAGTAAACATTTAAAATCCTTTCAGTTAAGTGTCCGACATCGGACAGTTTCAATTTACTTTTACTATAATACACTAGTTATATAACACTTTCATAAACATTTCAAGTGTTATATAACGTGTATATAGTATTTGTTTAGTCGAGATCAACGACCCATTCACCATCACGAAACCACGCAAGGTAATCGTTAATAGGGTATTCAGGATCAAAGACTTTGATAGTAGGTATACCATCTAATCGCACTACATAGTTAACGACCCATTCGTGATACCCATAATCCTGCTTGTATCCACTATTAATTTTATGAATTTTAATTCTAGTACCTTGCATAATTTTATCCTTATAAAATTTAAGTTTCAGTTAAGTGATAAGTTACCTAGAAAGGTAACTCATCAGCTTGTGTTAAAGTTCCTTGAACTTCCTTAGTTCCTTGATCTGTCTTGACCAAGATCTTTTGAAATTCATCTACAGGATCTTCTCCTGTTGCTAACTCTAAAGTCCAATCAGCGATATCACAAAGTGATTGATTGTTAACTTGTGACCAAAGCTTTATAGCTTGCATCAGAGATTGCTTGGTATTTCCAAGGGAAATCTGAGAGGTATCGACAGTTTGTCCGACATCGGACTTTGCTTTAGTTTCTTGACTTGTTTGAGTTTCGGTAGAAACTGTAACAGGTTTCTTTGATTTCTGCCAAGCTTTAAGTAAAGCTGATGGATTGGTAAATCCTTTCTTTGAGGATTTGTTAAACTCTCTGAGTTCATCAATGTTATCAAAAATCTGCAAAGCTTCACTTAATCTCCTGCGATCAATCGTGCTGATTCCTGCTCTAGCTTTCTGATCTCTACCGACAATCCCTTTTTCATTTGGGGATTCAGCTCTAAGCTGAGCCATAACTTTGCCAAGTCTAAGATCAAAGCCATTATCAGCGATAGACTTCTTGACATTGTTAGTCTGTGACCAAATTCTAGCCAAAGCTTTACCCTCTTTAGCAAGATCAGAGATTGAAAGTGGTTTGAATGAAATTTGATTTTTCATGATTTGTTTTTCCTTATTTAGTTTAGGTTTTCTTTTTATAAGAGATTTACAATATATCTCTCACAAGTAATCGAGATATATTTAAATATCGTTAAAAAGATAACCCTAAACTATTTGTTCGTCAAGTGTTGGTTTTGTTCTGTGTTTGTTCTAGTGTCCGACATCGGACAGTTACCGAAAGGTAGGGGTAGTATACAAACTATTGATTTTGTGTTGTGGTGTGGTATTTTTGTTACTGATGTTGTTTTTATCTGTGGCAACTGATGTGATAACAGCTTCTCTTGTGTGCTTATGTACCTTATTTTATTGATCTTTAGTGTGTATTAGGTGAGTGATTATGTGTAATGTATGTTCACCTTATGTACACAGGACCTGTATATACATATATGAGTGCTGAGCGTAGGGTGTGCGAGTGCCACTGGGGGTACAGGGGTATACGTATACACAGATATACACAGATTAGGTAAAACACTTGTTAACCACTTCATGTATATTCAGTCAGCTGCACACCTAGCGTATGTCAAATTAATTACTTGACATGCTTTTTTATTCGTGGTATAATTATATAGGAACAAAACAAACAGTACACTTTAAGTGTTTATTCACTTAATATATAATTAACACTTAAATGATTCCTATCCGTAAAAAAATTAAAATAAATATTGACAATGAAGAAAAAATCTGTAAAACTATATACAGACGATGTTATTGAATCATTCTATGATGCTATTCGTAATAACACTCTACATAAACTCCACATACCTCACAGTGATGTCTTCTATGTACGAAAGGCCGTAGAAGCTTACTATGGTAGGTCTTTTTCACTTAAAGAGGTGGAAGAAGCAATGATTGCCGAAGGGTGGTCTGGTAATTAAAGTAAAGGAACTTTAAGTATGGCAAAAATGACAACTAAACAAAAACTTCTATTAAAGAAGAAAGAAATGAATCAAAAGAAACAGGGCAAGCTTAAAGCTGCATCTGTAAAAGATTTGACACGTGAGGTAAAATCAAATAAGAAGATAGGATCTAGAGATGCAGCACGTACAGCAAATAAACAGTTTGGAGAAAGAGTAAATAAAATATTTAATCTATTTAGCTCCGATAAGAAAACTAGCAGTAGTAGTAGAAAAAATACTAACAAAGGAGTTGCTGCTTTAAAAGGTGCTACACTTAGATCAGGTATAAAGACAGGTGGTTCATCTAAAGTAAATAAACCAATGAGTTTTAAAGAAACTGCTGAGAAAAAGAAATCACCTACAGCTACAGCACCAAAGACTTATAAGAGTGGTAGAGTTGGTACTCCCGGAATGGGAACTCGTAGTGGTATACAAACAGGTAACAAGTCCATGCCTGTTAGAGGTGGCATGGGTGCTTTACGAACAGGACCAAAAGCTACTCCCGGAACACCCGGTATGGGAGATCGTAGTGGAATCAAGACAGGTGGTAAGAAGTCTAAGACTTTAACTGATGCACAGAAGAAAGCTATTAGAGATACAAAACAAGTAACAGTTAAAAAAGGTGATACCTTAACAGCTATTGCAAAAAGAAATGGTACAACTGTAGCAAATCTTAAAAAGATTAATCCTAGTATTAAAGATATTAATAAGATTAAACCCGGTCAAAAGATTAGAGTGGGTGGATCAGATGCTTCTACAAAAAGAATAGGCGAAGTATCAAAATCTCCTACAAGACCACGTACAATAGCACAAGCACAGAAGATGGGAAAGAAATACTTTTTTGATAAGAATGGTAAGCGTAAAGCTGCCGTAACAGCAGAGCAGTTAAAAAAACAGGGTTTAACTTTGGCTCAATGGCTTAAAAAGAATTAGGAGTTAAATCATGGTAGCAATAAAAACATTAGATGGAAGACGTAGATTAAAAGGTCGAGGAGATCCACCAAAAGCAGGTGGAAGTAGAGGTCCTAGAGGTGGCACAGGCTCACGTAATAGTCCTAATAAAATCTTAGAAAATCTTATGATGAAACAATTAGAATTAAAAAAGTTAATTAGTGATGCTAGAAAAAAAGTTAAGGCATCTAAAAAAACAAAAGGGAGAGCTTAGTATGCCTAGTAAAAAAGTAAAATCAATGACAAAAGCACAATTTGATAAATTAAGTAATAAAGAAATAGCTAACTTATCAAATGATGATGCACAATATCTAATGGGCAAATTTATGAAAGGTATGTTTGGCCAAGACGAAAGCGATATTAAAATGCGAAAACAAGGCGGCATGATGAAGAAAAAAGGTTACGCCAAGGGTGGAGCAACGATGAAGAAAAAAGGCTACGCTATGGGTGGTGCTATGAAAAAGAAAGGCTATGCTAAAGGTGGAGCAATGTCAAAACGTATGGGTCATACTGATTATCGCAAAGGTGGTATGTTTAAATAATGATCACACCTGAACGATTAGATGCATGGCGTATCGTACCTAGAGCATTGATCCTATCTTATATGGTTGTGTTCTATCAAACATGTAATTGGTTTATGAACTTGTCTGAGCCAAACAATGCTCAGGCAGGTTTCGTATCTGTCGTTGTTGGTGCAGGTGCAGCTTGGTTTGGGTTGTATGTTAATGGTGGCAAATCAAGAGTGGAGGTTTCATCTAAAGTAGAACAAAGGGAGAATATATAATGAATGCTAAAGAACTTTTATTATTACTTAAAAAAAGAAAAAAAGGACAACCTGCTGTAATAGGTCCATTCTATCCACCTAAGACTAAACCTAAATATTCTAAAGGACCTGCTTATCCAAGCAAAAATCCTTCACGAGCAGTATTTGCAAATAGATCAAAAAGAAAAGAAGGAAGAAAATAATATGTGGGGAAGAATTATGACATTTTTTACCGATAAAGGTGAAGGAACTAAATGGGATTTAGATTATGGTAAACTAATTATTATTGGTTTATGCATTTATATAGCAATCAGAGTAAGTGGAGGATAATATGGTTGAAGTAAAAAAAGATGTAAAGATCTCTGAAGAGATGAGATTAGAAAAGAAAATAGAAGATATGCAGCAGCAGTTGCATGATCTACGTTATGGTGATATGGAAAAAGCTTACAAGGAATTTGAAGCAGCTAAAGAAGTAGCTATACAAAAATATCACAAGTGGAAGCAAGCTTCGTTGAAGCATGGTGTTGCTCCAGATAATATGTTAGTATACTTTAATTCTTGGACACTTTAATGTTAAAGTGGCCGTACCCAATACCATGTCCATCTTGTAAAACGCATACAGAGTGTAGAGATGGCAATAAATGTAAGATACACGATAAGGAGTAGATATGCCAAGAATAAAAAGAAACTTTAAACAAGAAAAGTTAGATGAGTTAAAAAATATGTCTAAAGCTTCTTTAGTAGATTTAGGACATGCATATATAAGTGGTGGTGGATTTGGTGATGTTAGAAAAATGACTAAACCACAAATTATTAAAATTTTAATGAGTGGTAAAACTTCTTATTATAAAGCAGGAGGTATGGCACTAAAGACACCATCACCATCGCAAAAAGGATTAAAGAAGTTACCTACTGCTGTACGTAATAAAATGGGATATATGAAGAAAGGTGGATCTGTAAAAAAGAAAGCAGGATCAAAGCCTAGTAACCCATCGTTATATGCTAGAGTAAAAGCAGAAGCTAAACGAAAGTTTAAAGTATATCCAAGTGCCTATGCTAATGCATGGCTTGTAAAAACATATAAGTCACGTGGTGGTGGATATAAATAGGTATGCCTAGAACTCTAAAAAGAAAACAGGGTGGCTTAACAAAATGGTTTGCTGAAGATTGGCGAGATGTTAAGACAGGTAAGAAGTGTGGTCGGTCAGGTAAAAAAGATAGTGGCAGACCATATCCTGCCTGTAGACCTAAAGCTGTAGCTAGTAGAATTAGTAAAGCTGAAGCACGTAAGAAAACAGGACCTGCTAGAGTTAAGTGGTCAGTAACAGCATCAGGTAGAAAAAGAAAGAAAAAGTAATGCCACACTATACCAAACCTTTAAAAAAGATTATTGGAAAATTAAAGAAAGCATCTAAAGCACATGCAAAACAAGCAACTGCTTTAGGTAAGATTGAAAGAGATCAAAGAACAAGGTATAAAACTTCTCATGCGAAAAAAACGAGATCCAAAAGTAGGAACAGGTAAAAAGCCTAAAGGTAGTGGTAGAAGACTTTATACTGATGAGAATCCTAAAGATACAGTCAGTAT